GTCGACATTGATCAAAGTCACCGGTCCAACGGGTAGAGAACGGTCTCATTTTGTTGGATGGCTTGTGGCTGGCGAAGATTCTGCGGAATCCCGACCAACCACCCCTATGTTTTAAGGGGGGTTTTGCACCCTCTGTTTTTATTTTTGTTGGCCCCTATATGGGCCGGGTTGTATGCGTGTGTTGCGAGCGGTGCGGGCACCATGTGTTGGCTCAACCTTACTAGCATACTTGATGCTAACTTCGTAGGATGCGAGGGGCCGCGACCCAACCCCCCCAGCCAGATAAAGATTCATGAGCCAATTCCACACCCCGATTGTTTGCTGCCCTACTGCCAACGGCGCTCGCGGCAGTAGTCTGGTTAACGGCCGGTTGCCATCCAGGCGAACCGACCTCCCAAAGCCCCGAGGATCCTCCCAAGGGTACCAAGTCCCCAGGACATATCTGTTCCATTCCACCCGTCCCCCACTAAGGCCCCACTACAGGGCTCCCGGGCAAGATCATTGCACCGGTGCGAGTTGGTTATCGCGGCAAGCTTGGTAAATGCCAGGTCCAGATACATACGAGCTACAGCATAATCGTAATCCCACAGTGTGTTTCCCTGTGTCCGTCGGCCACCCCAAAACAGTCGCTACCCAGGAAGGTGTCCCGTGCGAGGGAGGTATTGCATGGGCGGGGCTAGGCAAGCCCAACCCCTCCCTCCTACTACGCACGGCACCCACCACCCGGGGCGCTCCGCCAGGGGCACCTAAAGACGCAAAGGAGCCAACACCACGGCACCCACACCACAAACACATCACCCAGGCCGCAGCCCAGTTAAACAACCCCAGGGGCTGGAGCCGCACCTTCAACTCACACGAATTCGTCAAAAGCAGCCACATCACCCACAACAGAACCATCAATCACTTTGGTGTACGGCAGAGCCCAGTTACACGCAATGGACGGCACCCAGTCGGTCTCGTAGGCCAACTGTTGGGCAACCGTGATGCCAAACGCAGCCTCAATCGAGCTACGTCCAACATCTGTGACGCAGGGGGCGCGAGCCCGAAGGCCCACTCCCCCATACGTCACCCCATACCGCATGTTCTCCACCCCACTCCACTCCGCCTCATAATTGCATAAACTCGCGTACACGGCAAACGCCAACATACTAATACACGGGACATCGTAGGAAACACTCAGTTCACACATACTACAACCCTTTAGCACCCGGCGGTACTGCGCTTCGGCGGAAGCGGGGTATCTATGTGTGACGCCGAACGTCGCCAACGAGCGCACTAAATCCCTCACTAGAGTTATTTTGCCGGCAGTTAACTCGCAAAACCGCCCACGACAAAACTCGACATGCTCAAACGTGAAAGTGTCAGTTAGCCCGGTAACCGAGGAAACTTCCAGTGTGAAGTTCATGTCCCTCCAGATCTGTACCAATCTGTCAGCGCCCACCGCATCTCTGCGCTCTAAAAGTAGAACAGCATCGTCACCATCCACTAGGGTGTCCCAAGATCGAATCCCCAGGTGCGCCATCGCACCAATGACCATGGCCAAGGTCATTATGCAATTGCCAAGAGCGGTGTCCGAATCCCCACTCATCCTGTTGCCTTTGATCTTATAGCGCACACCCGCGCGGGTAGAACAAATGTTGTCTAATTGTCTAGCACAGAGCCACGCCAGCTCACTGTCATGAGGAAAGAACGCCTTGTACAACTCATGGATTGCCGACAGATGCCAGGTCCGGTGTGACCCATCAAACGCGCCTACGTCCAACGAATACGCCACCGGCTCCGCAAAGTTGGAGACCTTTTCTTTGAATAGCTTGCCCCGGGCTCTCGGGCCCAGTCCCTTAGCAAACACTCGCGACCGGAGTACGTCCCTCTCGAGAGGGCCGCACCACTTGTACATCACATGTTCTATCGGGCGGATAAAGCGACTGAACTCAAGATTGAACCTCGGTGTTCGCCCCTGAATTGCCCGCGCTCTGACCGGGAAGTCCGTCTTACCTGTCAACTTATCCGCCTTCACAAACATGGACACACGAGCGTCTCTGGCCTCGAGTGGGAAACTTAACAATGATTCGTAAGCCCGTAAGTACAGCTTGCGCTTGCTGCTCGGAAATGCAAGAAAAGACTCCAACAACGTCAATTTCTTCATTCCCTTACGGTGTGCCAACTCACAATGCATCGTGTTCAAACCCCACTCCAAAATCTCCACACCCTTCGGAGTGCTGGTATCCCCCGGTATCAACACTCGCGCACGCAACGCAGCAACCTCGGTGCAGCTGCAGGCCGCATGCAGCATGGCCTTACACCCCCACACTGGCTGGGAAAAAGGTCGTCGGTACCAACCCTTACCCAAACCATCCTCACAACCGGAAGCCCTCGCAAGAGTCACCGTCCAACGCGGATCTTCCAACAGGTCCGGACCTGTCGGCACGTGTAGCCGGCGAACCCATTGAGGGCCCCCTCACCCACCACCCGGAACCACCCTCGTCCCGCGAGGATTGAGCCAGTCCCACAAGGATTTCGCTCCAGGCGCGCCGAGCGCCTGTCGCAGTATCACGTCCCTCATCAATCGCACCTCCTCAGGCCCTACCCGCAGTTCCACCTTGTCCAGATGGTAGACAGCGCTATCATACGTTTCCCTCGTGAAACCATTAATAGCGCGCCTCTGCGATTCGGACAACCTGAATGCCATAGCTATGCTCTCCGGCCCCATGTTGGCCATACAACTGTCGCTCACCCGGTGCTTCAGTTGCCACCCCTTGGCACGGGATGCTAAGTTCGCTAGTAGCGTGGTAGTACGCTTGTCAAAGAACGAAACAGTTCGAAGGTAGTCCACAAGCCGCTGGTCGTAGCAGCCTGTTACCCCCTCACAAATCCCGTGTGTCTCAAACCCCTCGTGAACCACACACCGTTGCCGGCATGTGTGCAAGGGTGCAACAGCTCCACGATCATCAGCAACCACACGCAAAGCACCACAATGCAACGAGCGAAGGGAGGCCCCTAGGGCACACACACCTCCACCCACCACACTGCGGGCCCCACGCGCGACAGCCTCAACGCTTCGCCGTGCTCCAGCACCCAACCCAACCCCAACACAAGTGCCAACCTCGATCGACACATCCACACAACCCCACAATGCATCCGTGAACCGAGTCACGGCCTCCCTCCTCAACCCGTCGAAATCAACGGGGAGGTCAGGACGCATGCCATCGACCAGAGGGTAGTGGAGCACCGGGCCTGGCACATCCCCTCCCTTCAGTTTCTTGACACACCACATCGCGGTGGCACCAACGTCGGTACCCACCCGGCGCAGCACGGCTAGCTTGTTCGTAGCATAGCCATGGAGTTTGGCCAGTCGCGGTCGGGAGCGCAGCACGTACGGCAAGGTCCCCTCGAGGGGTCGCATCCTACGGTCGCTCCACTTGGCACCCGACTTAACCTTATCACCATCCTTGATCATGCGCAATCGGCTTGCAACAAAACGTCCCGCCCCCGTGCGTGACGCCTCTGCTCGACTGATGGGCCCATACTCGATGCCGGTCCAAGCCTCGGGTACTGCACGGACTCGAAGTGGGAGCGCTCCCACCTGACCCGCATTCACCTGTCCAACAACACGATCAAAGGGCGGCTTCGGGCCCAGCCCAACTCCACTCGCCCCACCAGCACCACCTCCACCACCACAACCACCACCACC